ACGAGCTTATAGGCCGCGTTCAATATTACGACTTTGACGTATATAGTAGGGGTAACTACTTAGGCGTCATAAGTAAATTAATTGATATAATGACGGCGGCGGGGTGGACTTATCAACCTAGCCGCGATAGTCCCGATATGTACGAAAGGGACACTAAATTTTTTCACAAAACAATATGTATAGCGAAAGAAAGCGAGGTATAATTTAAATGGCTAATATCGGCTTAACTAATATATGGTATAGCCCACTTACCGAGGCGACAGACGGCACGGCACTTTACGAGGGCGCTAAGCGACTTGGAAAGGCTGTTAGCTGCTCAACATCAATTACCAATAACTCCGCTAAGCTTTACGGCGACGACGCGTTAGCCGAAAGCGACACTAGCTTTTCAAGTGGTACTATCACACTTGGAGTTACCGACGACGACGAGAGCGTATTTGCGGAACTTTTGGGACATACAATTACACCCGACGGCGAAGTAATTAAGGGAGCTACCGACGCGCCTATTTACGTAGGACTTGGACGTATCGTTACTAAGATGGTTAACGGCGCTTATAAGTATAAGGTGGAGTTTCTTTATAAGGTAAAGTTTAGCGAGCCGTCGCAGGATAACAACACTAAGGGCGAAAGTATCGAGTTTGCAACTCCAAGCGTTGAGGGTATCATATCCACTCTTGATGACGAAAACAACACTTGGAATAAGTCAAAGACATTTAACACCAAGAGCGACGCGCTCACTTATCTTAAGAACCTTATGGCGGCGGCAGGCGAAACATACCGCGTAACATATGACCTTATGGGCGGTAGCGGTAGCGTAGACGACGAGAACGTAAACGCAGGATCAAGCGTTACTCTTGAGGACGGAACAAACATTACACCGCCAAGCGGTAAAGAGTTTAGCGGTTGGGCTACATCACCAAGCGCAACTACTCCAAACGTAACTAGCCCGTATACTCCAAGCGGCAACGTAACACTTTACGCCGTATATGTAAACGAGGCTTAAATAATAATTGATAATCAGCATATCGGGGCGGGACTTTTTCCGCCCTTTTTGCGAATTAAAGAAAGGGTTTTTAACTATGGCTAATAGAAAGAAAGATATAGACGGCTCTTTTATTGAATATAAGGGCGTTAAGTATGATTTAGTATTTAACCTTAACGTTATGGAAGAGATACAGAACGAATACGGCAGCGTTGAGGCGTGGGGCGAACTCGTAGAGGCTAGCGCAGAGCCAAAGGCTAAAGATATTAAGTTTGGTTTTACGGCTATGCTTAATGAGGGCATCGACATTTATAACGAGGAACACGACGACAACCGACCATTTTTTACAGAAAAACAAGTAGGGCGTATTATTTCCGAATTAGGACTAAACGACGCGGCTAAGCAGCTTAATAAAACGGTTATAGACAGCACTAAGAGCGACGAAAAAAACTAATTATCCATGACGAAATTACAGATCCTACGGTAAATTTCGCATGGTTTAGATTTATCGGACGTACTAAACTAGGACTAACTAACCACGAAGTAGGACGCTTGACTTTACGCGAGTTTAAAGCCGAGTATCAGCTTTATAAAGACGATTTCGACTTAGAGTTACTCTTAAAGTCTACTAATACGACTTACGAGCAGGCTAAAATAAAAGCGCAGCAGGCGGAAGAGTGGTTTTGACGTTTTGATACAATAAGGACAAAATGGGACGATTATATAAAGGCGTAAAATGTATAGACACGGGCTATATATTTATAAGCTTAAGAGAGGCAGAAAGAACAACGGGAACGTGCCGCCAAGATATAGCTAGAGTGTGCAAAGGCAAAAGAAAAACGGCGGGGGGCTATCGTTGGGAATTTATAAATAAAGGGGGCGAGTAAATGGCGGGCTTTGGTGGTAGCGTAAAGCTTACGGGCGAAACCGAGTATAAAAAAGCGTTACAGAGTATAAAGACGGGTTTAAAAGAAGTTAGTAGCGAAATGAAACTAGCTAGCGCACAGTTTCAGAGCAACGACAAAGACACGACCGTCCTAGCTAATAAGAGCGCCGAGCTAGTAAAGAGGTTAGGCGAACAAAAGAAAGCTTTAAACGATCTTAAAGCGACTTATAGTACTATGGCGTCACAGTATGACGCGCAGATAAAGAAAACGGCAGATTTACAAAAAAACTATGATAACGAAAAAGCAAAGCTTGAGCAGATAAAAAACACGTTGGGGACGTCCTCGAGCGCTTACCAAGAGCAAGCTAAAGTAGTTGATAGCTTAGAGCAGGAGTTAAAACAGAGTACAACCGCACAAGAGAGCATGGCTAATAGCTTATCTAAAATGCGTACTCAGATTACCGACACGGAAACGACTATAGTAAAGGCTGAGAACTCTTTAAACGGGCTTAACTCCGAACTTGAGGAAACACCGACAGACGCAGACGAGGCGGGCAAGGGCTTAGACGACGTAGGCGACAAAGCAGACAAGGCGGGCGCTAAATTTGAGAGTTTAGGAAAGATAGCGGGCGCTGCTATGAAAGCTTTAGGCGCTGCGCTTGTTGCTGCTGCTGCGGGAGCGGTTTCTATAGGTAAGGCAGCTATAGAAAACTACGCAGATTACGAGCAATTAGTAGGCGGAGTAGAAACTCTTTTTGGTACGGGTGGTAAAAACCTAGAGGACTACGCTAAGAGTGTGGGTATGACAGTAGACGAGGCTAGAGGCAAGTATAACGATTTAATGGTAGCCCAAGACTACGTATTAAAAGACGCAGCAGACGCTTATAAAACGGCGGGAATGAGCGCTAACGAGTATATGGAAACCGTAACTAGCTTTAGTGCGTCCCTTATATCATCACTAGACGGCGACACGGTAGCAGCAGCAGAGGCAGCTAACCAAGCTATTACAGATATGAGCGATAATGCTAATAAAATGGGTACGGATATACAAAGTATACAAAACGCATATCAAGGTTTCGCGAAACAAAACTATACCATGCTTGATAACCTTAAGTTAGGCTACGGCGGAACAAAGGAAGAAATGCAAAGGCTTTTAAAGGACGCCGAAAAGCTTAGCGGGGTTAAGTATGACATATCTAATCTTAACGACGTATACGAGGCTATACACGTAGTACAAACGGAAATGGGTATAACGGGAACTACGGCAAAAGAGGCAGCAACAACTATTAGCGGCTCTATGGGCATGGCTAAAGCGGCTTGGTCTAACTTACTTACGGGCATGGCAGACGATAACGCTAACTTTAGCGGTTTAATTAAGAATTTCGTAGACAGTATAGTAACGGTAGCTAATAACCTTATACCACGTATTAAGACCGTTATAAGCGGTTTAGGCGATTTAGTAAACGGCTTAGTTAAGGAAACGTTACCGCTTATATTAAACGAAGTACCGACGCTTATAGGCGACTTGCTACCCGTATTAATTAGTACGGTAGAGAGCATAATAAGCGGTATAGCCGATACTCTGCCGAGTATAGTAAACGTAGTAAGTAGCTTACTACCCGATATAGTGGATAGCCTGCTAAGCATGATACCAAAGTTTATTGAGGTAGGTACTAACGTAATTAGTAACTTAATGAACGGCGTTACTAAAATGATACCGAAGTTAGTTACTATATTTACTAGTATAATACCGACGTTAGTTACTACGTTAACTACTAATATACCTAAGTTATTAAACGCAGGAATAAAGCTTTTAAACGGTATAGTGGACGCTATACCAACGGTTATAGAAAACTTAGTAACCGTATTACCCGATATTATTACAGAGATTACGGACTTTTTAATAAGTAACGTAGACGTAATGATAAATGCAGCGCTAGAACTCTTTAACGGTATAGTTGAGGCTATCCCACTTATAATTAACGTATTAGTGCCTCAGATACCTAAAATAGTAACGGCTATAGTAGACGCTCTTATAAAGGCTACTCCGACGTTGTTAAAGGGTGCTTTAAATATGTTTATGGCGTTATTTACGGGCTTTCAAGAAGTCGCAGGCGCTTTACTTGCAGCTCTACCGAACTTAGTAAAGGGAGTTATAAACGGTTTAGTTACTCCGCTTAAGAACAACTTTACTAACTTATGGAACTCGATAAAAGAGATATTTAGCGGGGTTACTACATGGTTCGGTAATAAGTTTAGCGAGGCATGGAGCGCTATAAAATCCGTATTTAGTGGCGCGGCTACTTGGTTTAGCGGTATATGGAACGGCGTAAAGAATGTGTTTAACAACGTCGGATCATGGTTTAAAGAGCGCTTTAGCGAGGCGTGGGAAAATATCAAGAGTGTATTTAGTCCTTGGAGTGGATTTTTCGGCGGCTTATGGGCTAGTATATCTAGTACATTTTCAGCGATTGGCACGAAGATAGCAAGCGCGATAAGCGGAGCGGTTAAGTCGGGCATTAACGGAGTGATAAGTAAGATTGAGAGTGTTATAAACGGCGGTATAGGGCTTATAAACGGCGCTATCAAGATTATCAATCTTATCCCAGGGGTAAATATTAAAAACATGGCGTCTTTGCACTTACCGCGATTAGCAAAGGGTGGTATAGTTGATAAGGAAACAATAGCGACTATAGGAGAGCAGGGACGAGAGGCTATCATACCACTTGAAAATAATAAAGGGTGGATAAGAGAACTTGCGTCGGAACTTTCTAGCGCTATGATTAACCCGTTAGCAGACTTCACGAAGAACTTAACGAGCGATATAAAGCCCGCCGAAATGGGTTATAACACTTATAGCGAGTTGGTTAATGCGTTTAAAGACGCACTTAGCCAAATGAAAGTAGAACTTGACGACGAAGAGTTAGGCACTTTCGTAGAAAAAACAGTAGCAGACGCTATTTACACGTAGAGGGGGCTTTAAATGATACCGTATATTATAATAAACGGCGTCGTGTCTAAGAATATTGAGGGCTTACTTATACAGAGCTTACCGCCGATAAGTAAGCCTAAAATAAGGACATCAACCGAGGAAATAGACGGACGCGACGGCGATATAGTAACGACGTTAGGCTATGGCGCTTACGACAAAACATTTAGTATAGGACTAAAGGGAGATTATAACGTAGACGACGTAATAGAGTATTTTAATACTAGCGGTAAAATTACGTTTAGTAACGAGCTAGACAAGTATTATAAATTTGCGACGTATAACAAGATAGATTTTAATAGGCTAGTGAGATTTAAAACGGCTAATGTTACCGTACACGTTCAACCGTTTAAATATTCCTTGGACGAGCCACCAATAACGGACACTAGCGGGGCTTATGATACTTATTTATCCGTTAGAAACACGGGAAATATTTATAGCAAGCCCAAGTTAATAATTAACGGATCTAATACTATAAACGTATACTTGGGTAATACTCAGATATTTAATATTAATCTTTCAGCAGCAGGCGAAACGATAATAATAGACGCCGAGAGCATGAACGCCACCGACGAGGCGGGGAACTACTTAAACCGCCAAGTAACGGGCGACTATGATAACTTTAGATTAGCTACGGGAATTAACGAGCTTAAAATAACGGGGTATAAAACTAGCGTTACGTTAGAAAATTATAGCCGTTGGATATAAGGGGGCTAAAATGGTTAATTATCAAGACTTTAATAACTCGATAAATAAAGATATAAACATGGTTAAAGGCGATAGCTTGATATTTTGCTTTGAATTGCAAGGACTAGAGGGGGCTAACCCTTATATTATATTTAGCTGCGCCAATATTTACGGGGCAGAGCCTTATTTTACAGTAACAACCGAGGACGAAATAGAGTTAGTTAGCTATAATGCCGCTACCGATACCGCTACTTATAGCGTGCGAGTAGCTCCGCTTAAAACTAAGCATTTAGACGTAGCTAGGTATTATTACGACCTTGAGTTACGCTTAAATGATGATATAATAACCCTTATGAGGGGCAGACTTCAATTATTAAACGAGGTTACTTTATAGAAAGGGGCTTAATATGGCTAATAATATCATTTTCAACACTAAGATATTAAGAGGTGCTAAAGGTGAACGTGGCGACGCTGCGGGCGGCGACTTACCTACTAATAGCGTGCTTTACTACGACGGCGACGACACCCCCGAGGGATTTATAGCAACATCAGATCCAACGGGCGGCGGTGGCGGCGGTGGTAACTCCATAACTTACGGATATACTACCCCGAGTAGCTCGGGAAATGACGGCGACTTATATTACTTACTTGATAGTAATAATAAGATTAGTAGTATATTTCTTTACATGGCTAATACGTGGGAAGTCATCGAGGGTAACGGCGTAGTACCTTTTACCGTTTACGATAACGGAGTTGAGGGCGTGCCGTGGACGGTTAGCGGTGGCACTAAAAACGCCGATAACATAGCACTTGACGTAGTGTCGGGTACGACTTCAAATTATGCCGTGACTACTGAGGCAATCGACATTACAGACTATTCAAGGATAGACTATTTAGTAAGATATAGAGGGCGAGAATATAACGGCTACTTCAATATAGGAACGTATACGGGTAGTAAGTATATAAGCTTTACTTATTTAACGGATAGTTCACACAACGAGGTAGCAATAGGACTAAGTGACACTCAAACGGGCGCTACTACTATGAGAATAGCTAGCGAAAACGGCGGAGCAGCCGAGGCTATATTATATTATCTTTCACTAAATTAAAGGGGGGGCTATCATGGGTAAATGGATAAAGAAAGTAACTACCGCTCCACTTGAGGCGATAGCTAAAGTAATTGACAGTTTAAGCACAACTACAAACGATAGGACTAATGCCCCAAGTATAAGAGCGGTACGGGACGAAATAAGCGATATATGGGCTACTATATACCCTATAGGCTCTATATACATGAGTACGGACAATACTAACCCGTCGGTACTCTTTGGCGGAGCATGGACGCAGATAAAAGACGCGTTTTTATTAGCGTGCGGCGATACCTACGAGAACGGGGAGAGAGGCGGAACGGCTACCAACTACTTAGATAGTTCACAAATGCCGCGACACTCTCACGAGTACTATAGAGCTACGGCGGTAGGCGGCCATACATTAACGGTTGACGAGATCCCGCCACATAGTCATATATACGGAGCTGCACGGCTTAATATCACGGGCGATAAATTGGCTAGCGGTAACGATACTAACTTATATACCGATTTATCAACCACGGGAGAGGCAGGCGGCGGAGCGGCACATGGCCACCCGTTAGAGGTTCAAGAGGCTTACACGACGGACGTAGGAACGGGCGCGGCGGTGGATAATATGCCGCCGTACTTAGCGGTTAACGTATGGGTTAGGACAGCTTAAGGGGGGCAAAATGGGCGCAACTATTATAACGGTATTAAGCACGATTACGGTAGCTATTATTAGCTTAATTGGTACAGTATTTACAACACGAGCAGGCAACGAGAGGATACAACACGAATTAGATAAACATAATGCGGTACAGGACACAAAGCTAGAGGAATTGACGAGAGAAGTTAGGCAGCATAACGAGTTAGCTATTAGAATACCCGTTATAGAGCAGCGCGTAACCGCTCTTGAAAAAGAAATATTTAAGAATAAATAAAAAGGGGGCGCTTAACATGATAAAAGCGTTTAATGCTACCGATAAACTTTATAGTAGCAACGGCGACGCGGTAATAGCTGCGACTAAAGCAAGGGTTAAAAACTCCGATAACGGCGACTATTACTTAGAACTTACTTGTGGTATAGAATTTAACGAGTATATGCAAGCTAATAACATCATAGTAGCGCCCACGCCCAAGGGCGACCAAGCATTTAGGATAAGGACAGTAACAAAAAAGAGCAATAAACTAGAGGCTAAGGCGTGGCACGTATTCTACGATAGCCAAAACTATTTAATAGCGGATAGCTACGCCGTTAACCTTAATTGTAACGCCGCTCTGGATCACTTTAACAACGCTACTGATAACCCTAGCCCGTTTACGGTAAGTAGTGACGTATTAACTATTAACTCGTTTCGGTGCGTCCGTAAGTCGCTTACGGAGTGTATTAACACGGTGTTAGAGCGTTGGGGCGGTCATTTAGTACGCGATAATTGGAATATATCTATATTAGCCGACATTGGCGTAGATAATGGGATAACGATAGAGTACAAGAAGAACTTAAAGGACTTAACCGCGTCGTATGATTGGAGCGGGGTAGTAACTAAGCTAATGCCCGTAGGAAAAGACGGGATATTACTAGACGAACTTTATTTATATAGCGATATACAATACGATATACCATATACTAAAGCTATTTCTTTCGAGCAACCCGACGTTAACGAGGACGATTATAAAACGAGCGACGGGGAAACAGACGAGGCAGCTTACACGGCGGCGTTAAAAGAGGATTTAAGGGCGCAGGCGGTAAGCTACTTAAAAGTAAATAGCTTTCCCGTGGTTAACTACGTTTTAAAGGGCAACCCCGAAAAAGTAACCGATATAGGCGATACTATAGAGGTTAAAGACGAGCGTATAGGCGTTAATATCCTTACCGAAGTTATAGCTTATGAGTATGACGCTATCGCTAAGAAGTACGTAAGCTTGGAGTTTGGTAACTTTACCAATACGTTAGGCGACCTTTTGAATAATATAAGCAGCTCTACGACTAACCAAGTAGGTAACGCCGTAGTTACTCTTACTACGGAGCTTTCTAACGCCTTGACAGAGGCGCAGGCTAAAATATGGGGCGCGTTAAGCTCTTCCTATTGCGTTTACGAGGGTGACAAAATCTTAATATTAGATAAAATACCCGCTAGTAGGGCTACTAATGTAATTATGATTAACGCGGCGGGTATAGGCTTTAGTAATACGGGCGTTAATGGTAACTTTACGACCGCATGGACGATAGACGGGACATTTAACGCGCAGGCGGTCAACATTATTAACTTAACGGCGGATTTAATAAAGGGTGGCACGCTTAAGTTAGGATCACTACTTAACCAAAGTGGTAAAATAGAAGTATACGACGAGGCTAACACGTTAATTTGCACGATTGATAAAAACGGGCTTATCATGTACGCGTCTAACGGTAGTTACGTAGTACTTAACCAAGACGTAGGGCTAGTAGGCTACGACGGAGCGGGTAACCCTATTTATTGGGTTACTAACGATAGCTTTAACATGAGTAAAGCCGTAGTTACGCAGGAAATAACGCTTTGTAATAAGGTTAGATTTTTACCTATGCAGATTACAGAGGGCGGCGTAGTAGTTAACGACGGCATAGGCTTAGTAAGCTACTACGAAGAATAAAGGGGGTATAATATGGCTACAAGTGGTAGCGTAAGTACTAATGGGTACGAGGGACGCTATATTACTTTTACTTGGAACTTAACGGCACAGAATATAAAAGCTAATACCTCGTTAATTAGTTGGAGATTAGAGGGCGACGGAAACGCCCAAAGCAGCAGATACAAAGCGGGCAATTTTAAGGTAGTTATAGACGGTACAACGGTTTATGGTACATCACAAGACGATAGAATATGGCTATATGACGGCACTCTAGTAGCAAGTGGAAATTATACTTTTAATCATAATAGCCAAGGGCAAAAGAGCTTTACCGTTTCTATCCAAGCGGGTATTTATACCTATGCGGTTAATTGCAGGGGTAACGGTAGTTTTACCTTACCGAATATAAGCCGTATATCCGATATAACCGCTATAAATGGCGCTAACCTAAGCGATACATTTAGCGTTAATTATACGGAGTATGTAGCAAGCTATACTAATAACCTTATAATAGCCCTTAATAACGATAGAGTACAAACTATAACAAATTATAATAGCGGGGCTACTTTTACCTTAGATAGCTACGCGCTCAACATGATCTATGCTTCTATAACGACGGCTAAGACGGTAACGCTTAACTTTAGATTAGAAACTTACGACGGTAGCACGCTTTTAGGCACTAGTACCCCTATTAATAAAACGATAAATATAGACGGTAGTAACCCAACTATAGGTAGCGTAACCTATAGGGATAGTAATAACAATACAACGGGTATAACTACTAATAATCAATACATCATAAGAAATAACTCAATATTAGAGGTAACAGTAAACAGCCTAACCGCAGTTAATAGCGCCACGCTTGCAAATATAACAGTAGCAGGCGGCGGACTATCACAGACGCGCAGCTTAAGCGGTACGTCCGATAGTAGCGAAGTTTTTACACTTGGTACGGTTAACCAAAGTAGTAACTTTACGCTTACGGTTACGCTTACAGATAGCCGAGGCTTTACCGCTAATAAGAGTATAAATATATTAGTATATGATTATAACCTACCAACGGCGACTATAAGCACCTTAAGAGTAGACAACTACTATACAACTACTAACGTAACAGTTAACGCAAATTACGTGAGCATAGGCGGGCATAATACGCTTAGTTTAACCGCACAGTATAAAAAGACTAGCGACAGTAGTTACGGTACGCCCGTAACGCTTACAAACGGGCAGACGACGGCGCTAAGTTTAGATAATAACTACGAGTGGAATTTAAAAGTTATAGTAGCGGATAGTCTAGGATCTACGACTTATAACTTAATAATAGGGCGTGGCTTACCTATATGGTTTTTAGATAGGGTACTTAGTAGCGTGGGTATAAATTGTTTTCCGCTCCAAGAGAATAGCTTAGAGGTTAACGGGCTGCGCGTTGATGATAAAATATATATAGGATCACAAAGTATATATGATTACTACGAGGCTAGCGCGCAGGGCGAAAGCGTAGTAGCTACGGCTTACGACTATAGACTTATCGAAAACGTATTTGCGGGTATAGCTATACCTAGCAACTACGAAAAGGCTTATAAAATAACGTTTCAGTATACAACCGCTAATAATAACGTAGTTAAGGTTAGGCTTAATAATATAAGCTCTAATAATTGTAATACGTGGTCGCAAGACAAATTTAGAAGTATAGGCGGTACTAGGCTATTTAAGCAAAGCGAGCTTATACTAGAACAATGTAGCGGTTATAGCAGGAACGGGCTAAACCTTTACGTAAGTAACGGCGCAGCTTATACGGCTAAGCTATGGAGTATAACTATACATGGTTACTTAGTAAACAAAGATACAGACTTAGACGTATCGACTTACGACGTACCCGACGACGACGTAACGCCCGCTTAACACGCTAGTAAGCCCATAGAGGCGTTTAAAATGAATATACGTATAAATTGCCACTAGGCAATTAAAAAGCCCTTAGACGAGCTTAGCGCCGCCTATGGGCTTTTATATTATCTTTTCATAAATTTATTAAAGTTTTCGGGTTTAAAAAAAGTATCGCTATAAGCTTTTGTCATGTATTCCCGTAGCAACTCTTTAATTAAACCTTGGTTACTTCCTGCGTGGATAGATAAAAAGTTAATTATATCCGCGTCCGTTTCCTTATTGAGCTTTAAGTATATGCCTTTAGTATGGGCTTTATCATACTTAGCGCTTGCCCTGCTTTGTGCTTTAGTAGCCATATTATAACCCCCTACCGTTAACTACGTTGTAGTATGTATCTTTGTTAAGCTTGGTTAATCTGCTATAAGTAGTAGCGTTTATAAGCCCCTCTTTAAACCACTCCGTTATATCTGTTTTGTTTTGAGTTTCTGCTAAGCCTGCGTCTAAAACTCTATAAGCTCTTAGTATTTCGTCCTTTAAGTCGATAAAGCTCTTTTTCATATTAAAGCCCCCCTTTCTATCTATAGCCCGCTCTTAAGTTGCTAGTAAGCTTATTAGCTGCGTTTGTAAAGTGATCCGTAATAGCCTTGTTGCACTCTGCTATAATACCC